CTGCTGCATCCATAGCTGTCTGATATGCAGTCTTCACTGCGTCTGTCCAAACAGCATTGCATATTGCTTGTACTTCTGTTGACTCACTTGAGATGTCAGTGTCACCCCATGTATCACCTGATTTAGTTGAGCAAGCTAATGAGTGACGATGGAATGATCGGCTGATCTCTGTGCCATCTCTAGCTATCACAGTGGCGGTTCGAATTTGCACATGTTTAAAATCTGAAACGATCTCTATTTTATCTTCAACTTGTGTTTCTGTTAGTGCCATATTGGCCTCCTTTGTTTTATCGTGGCGTTATTACCACCTGACTACCCAAAGCTATGCGGTGGGTTATGTTAAACTTTAAAACTTAATGATCCTTGTATTTCTCCACTACCACTCATATCTGCAACTTGTGCGCCAGCACCAGCAATATTATCACCGTTTAAAACAAGGGCTACATTGGCAGTGCTTGGGGTGGTTGTGAATGTAAAATCTTTATATGAAGAACCTATATCTACTCCACTCATGTAGCCAGTGCTACCAGCGTACCTATAGTGCGTACCACTGCTTGTAGTAAAAGGAAGTGTTATATTGATAGTACCTGATCCACTTTTAGAACTCCATATTATGAGAAATCCGCATGTTACTAAATCACCTACTTTTGTATACCAACCAGTGCGAATACCATAACTAAAAGTTCCACTAACAAAAGCAGGCGTCCAAGTCCCTTCTTCGTAATCCGCTAACTTATTAGCCGACCCAGTACCGCCGAGGTATACACCGCCTGATAGGTAGAGGTCTTTGAAGCGTCTTGACCCTGCCCCTAATGAAATAGCATTATCTCTATTAATTGGAACACTGGGATTATATGGGTCAATACTGTCATTTCCACCATTAAAATATATGCCAGTGTCTGCTGTACCAAGGTATGTCCCACTTGAGTGCGCCCCAACACTACCTACAGTTGTGCCGTCTTTGCGAAGGTCTACAATAGTTCCATCAGAAGAAAGTCTGTTTAGATATAAAGCAGTACCACCAGAACGTGTATGATAAGCCTGACCTGTGTTAAACAATGCGTTTCCTGCAATATCTAAATCTGTAACAGCCTTACCAATTAACACATTCTCACTACTATCAATCGTGATTGCTGTGGCGTCACCATTGTCGTCAATGCTTGGAGTACCATCTGGTATGCTTGCTGGTGTGAACGTAGTAAATGCAACAACCTCTAGGATGTCACCTGTAGCCGCACCTGATGCTAGGACAACATCTGAACCATTAGTTGCTGTATAATCTGCGGAAGCTAACTTAACGCCATTGAGATATACGTCTAGGTAGTTAGGAGTATACCCACCAGTAGCAAACGATGTCTGCCCAGATGTAGCTGTGAAGCTATCCCTTGTCTGTGTGGCTTGTGGTACTGGCTGTGTGCCGATGTAACCTGACATATGATTAAGCCTCCAATGCTGTTAGTCTTGCCTCAATAGAAGCAAATCGTTGTTCGTTGTATGCGGCTACAAAAGATAGTAACTCAGGGTAACGAATACCTAGTCTAGTTCTTTCTGTTGCACCCTCTGGTGCTTCAGCTTCTGTGTCGTATGTGTCAGTACGAGTGTAAGCATCTTTAGCTTCAACAGCTTCTGTAGTTACATTGCCATCTTCGTCAGTGACTTCAGCTACAGCTTCTACTGCTGGTACTTCTGTTTGTGTTTCCCACCATGTGCTTGAGATAAACAATGCGTAGTCACCAGCATCTAAACCTTCTGCTGTGAATGCCGCCTGTACGTCTTGAGCTATGACACCTGTATGAGTACGAGCATTGTCACCATTCTCAGCTACACTGTCTTTCCATCTGAATGTCTTGAATAGACCTGATAGACGTTTACCTACTAGCATTTCTGTTGCTGTAAGTGATGCTATGTCTTGCTTCTCATTGAAGTCAGATGTTTGGATAGTGCCGTTGGTTGCGTAGATGTCATCGAAGCGGTGAGCAATACGACCTAAATCTATAGCATTATCTCTTGTTGCTCCGCTTGTATTGATAGGATAAATTGCATCTAATGAATCATTAAAGGCTAGTGCAGTATCTCCTCTACCAAATACAATTGAACCACCATGTACACCAATAGTACCTATAGTTGTGCCGTCTTTGTGGAACTCTGCTAATGCGCCATCATTACCTGTTCTGTTTAAGTTAAGAACTGAACCGTTTGCTCTAGTAATGTTAATTATTCCTAGTTGACGCATAACAACACCAGCAGTACCGAATGCATCAGTCGTCTTACCCACCAACACGTTACCTGACGAGTCGATGCGCATACGTTCTGTAACTGAACCACTACTACGAGTACCAAACAACAATGCACCCGCTTCAGACCCATTCGTTACAACTTCTGTGAATGACCTAATTTCAGCATAGTCTGTTACGTTTCCTACACTATCATCACCTGCAAAACGTATAGTAGCAGAACTTGCACTATTTGTGGCAAAGTCACGATGTATTCTTAATGAGTTTGCAGCAGAGTTTGATATTTCTAAAGGAGCAGTGCCACTACTAGTCCCAATACCAACGTTGCCTGAGTCTAGCACATACATTTTATCAACGCCGCCAGAAGCAAACCGCAACATGCCATTACCATTTGCACTTATCCTTGCGCCAGTAGTACCAGATGTTACAGGTGTAAAGTTTCCGTAATTAACGCCTGTTGTTATTCCAGTAGAGCCTGTCACTGTGCCTGTTACGTCAAGGTTGCCTGACATTGTATCGCCAGTTTTAGTTACGAACTCAGCATCAGCTTCAGCTTCCGAGTATCCATCAACTTGTGTGACAGATGATTTACTTCCTATATATCCAGCCATATTATGTTTGCTCCAATACACTCACTATAACGTCAACATCACCACTTGCATCTGAAGAGGTGACAGTTACTGTGTCAGTTGCTTCTCCTATGATCTTACCGTCTAAGACTGATAAGGCTGATCCTACAGGAACTGGTGCTCCTTTGATAAGGAACTTACCTGCTACCTTAACGTCTATCGTCAAGGATGCAGCCCCTGTGTTAGCTACGTTACACCCGATGACAACTGCTGTTGTTGCAGCTGGAACTGTGTATGCTGTTGTTTCTGATGTGTCAGTACATGATACTGTATAATTCTTAAATATGTTTGCCATTGTTCTTTTATCCTAATGCTATTGCTAATGCTACTGATGTGCCAGCTGCTTCGAAGTCAGTAGTAGCAGATGCTGCAGCCGTACCAGCATCGGTTATATCTGAAAGTGTATGCGTATGGTTACCTGCTAGGTAAGTTAAGAGTTGAGCACCTGTCAACTTACGGGATGTACCACCATCATTAATCTCGAACTCTTGAGTACCTGTACCTGCACTTGCTGCTGGTAACTCGGATATTTTAATGTTAGCCATTTAGTAGACCCTCTTCCATCTATTTGAAACATTCTTGTAGACCTTTTCAGGTAAGGTCCAATCACCACCCCATTTAACATATGGGTCAAACTCTTTCCAGATACCATTCTCTTTGATGTATGCTACAGCTGCGAATGGTCTTACTAATCCGTCAGCATTGATCGTACCGTATACACTGTTAGGAGATGCATCACTGGCAACCCTTACATTACCATCTTCAGTTATCCTTGTGTCACCTAGTTCACTTAACCTTATGATGTTATCTTCTGGTGACTCAAACCTTGCTGATAGTCTTAGGTTGACAACGTTAGCTAAAGATCCTGATGCGTTAGCTGCGAAGTTAGCATTCTTGATGCGTTTAGCTTCTGACACATTGGTGCTGGTAGAACTTAAAGCTACTTCAACTTGGGTTGTTCTTGCACCTTGTGCTTGCTGTGTGCCTACTCCTTGTAGATCTATCTCAGCATTCTTAATCAGGACTGCACTTGAGGTTATTGAACCTGTTGCTGTTGCACTGACAGAGGCTGGTCTTGTTACTGTCCCTGCGTAAAGTACACTACCAACATTAGATAGGCTTGCTGATACCTGTTGCTTTCTGCTTCCTGTTGGTGCTAGGCTACCTGAACCTGAGAGTGATATTGACCCTGTGAAGTATCGTTCAGATACCCTTGAGTCTGACTGTTCGGTGACCCGTAAGTCACCACTCTCTGTAATACGATAACCTTGAGCCACTGGGGTATGTTCCCTTTTATGCTACAGTTAGATCAATATTACCAACTGCGAACTCTAAGCTGTCACCATCTAGTACTGTCTTAGCTGCTGCTAAAGCTCCGTGCCATAGTAGATTACCACCTGATGTTGCATCATGGATACCCATGTGAGTAACTGAACCCCAATCCCCACCGTCAGCTGTGAAGACAACAGCACCTGAGTTAGACGTTGTGCCAGCACCTGAGGTTGCAGCTGCGAATGTTACAGCCTCACGACCATAACCACTACCTGATAGCTCAGTACCACCACCTGAATCACTTGGTGCTGCTGTATATAAAGCTACATACCAATTTGTAGGACGTGTTGCACTACCTGTTGTCATCAGGTAATCTAGGATCAGTTTCTCCGAATAATCTGAAAGGGCTGCCATTTTGTTTTATTCCTCTTTAAATATTTATTAACTTACTTTGAACCATACGTCACCATCATTACCACCACTGGGTGCGTAGACACTAACTGTAACATTATCTAAGAGATTTAAAAGATTGACACCATCTACAAAGATGTTACCTGCGTTGAGTATGTCATTACCGTTTAAATCAAAGTCAGCTTGCATGGCGTTAGGTGTACTACCATCCAAAGATATTACATTATCGAAGCCTGTACGAAGTGACTCGAAGTTAGCATTCAATGTGGTGTTGGATGCATACCCTGATGCTATGGTTGTTATGTCTGGTTTCTTAGCCATTAGTTTACCTTAATCCCTAATCGTTCAGCATCTTCGGTTAGATGTGACAAAGCTTGTTTGTTCTGGTCTTCGTCTTCTTTAGCTTTTAACTTCTGTTTAGCTTGTGAGGCGTTCTCTTTATCTAACCACCCTTTGTCTAACAGGAGTTTAGCTGCACTGAAGGAACTTCTGCCTTTTGTCTTCATCTCTTCAGCTATTGCCTTGATAGCCTCTGACTTGACCTTAACCTCAACTTCACTTCTCCATCTGGCTACATGGACTTTAATGTTAGCTGAGGATGACACAGTCTTCCATATATCCCATGAACCAAAGACTGTCTGAGCAAATTCATACTCTGTTGGGTCTGAGGGTGCTAACTGTAAGTATAGCTTCTGTAATGACAAGTACATCTTGCCGTGAGCTTCTAAGTCCCTATCCTTTAAGGTAAAGATAGCATCTTCTGTATCGGAATAACATAACTCATAAAACAAACTTTTAGTCTTTGTCTTACCGTTAGATCCCTTAAAGTTTTCATATTGGTACATCATAAATGTTAGTATACCACGGGTGTGATATATTTGTCAACACCTAAAATAATTATTTTTAGTTATTCTTAAAAATATGCAATATTGTATTGACACAGTTGCTAATTGTATGTATAATTCCATTATAGCTGCGGAGGCAGCCTATATATGTATACTCCTTATATACTCAAGGTATAATCCATTACTCTAATGTATCCTTATGCTTGGTAGTCTACGCAAGGTACATTACGGTAAGCCATACCACCATTGTGTAGTAACATAAGGACACGTTCAGATTCTATCTCTTTGTAGCCCACCTTAGGTTTAATCCCTTTGGTGGGTTTCTTTTTTGCATGCCTAGGAAAATATATAGAAAATCTTGAGGTGCATTGTACATACAACAGGATACCCCGTGCACCCCTGTGTCACCCTCTAGATATTACGATAAGATTATGACCCCTGTCAACTGAATGTATTTACTTTTGTATAATCTGTGACAAATATGCATCAATGGTATAAGATTTATCATAAGGGAAATACACCATAGCATTACACCTTTGTTCTATCCCTTTGTTATCTATGACAAATACAATGTTTAATCCATTAGGACACGTTTGGTTTATACGGTTATATTATAACAACAATATTAATTCTTTTACTGGTCATTAAATAATCTTTATATTTATTTCATTTTACCTATTGACAGTTTTAATTCCTTAGGTTTATCTTTGTGTCATAACTTAAACAGAAAGAGAAAAAGATATGCCAAACTTCCCATTAGTTCATATATCTAAAATGACAGGTAAATTAGACGGCTTTAAAGCTATCTCAACTAATACAATGACAAACGAATATTGTATTAAACAGAATGCATCTACTAGAAAAGATAATATTTGTACCGTTTGTTATTCACATACAATGTTGAAAAGCTATCGTAAGAATATGCAACCAGCATTACAAAGGAATTCAGAGGCGTTAGCTAATAGGGTTTTTGATATGGATTTGTTACCTACAATTCTCGACGCATTCTTTCGGTTCAATGCACACGGGGAACTAATAAACCTTACACATTTAGAAAACTTAGTAAGGATTGCAAAGAAAAATCCGCATTGTAACTTTGCATTGTGGACTAAACGCAATGATTTAATTGTCAAATACTTTAAGAATAGAGACAAACCTAAAAACTTTATTCTAGTATACTCAAATCAAAAGGTTGGTACTGTTATGGCAAAACCGCCTAAGCATTTTGATAGAACCTTTAACAATGTACTAGAACATGAACATAAAGAATTGCAAAATTGTACTGGTCAAAAGTGTAAAGACTGTAGACTATGTTACACTCTAGACAATGGTGTAGATACTATTGTTGAGATGGTAAAGAAATATTAAAGCTTTATTATTATTGGTGTCATTCCTAACGAGTGACACTAAATAATACTAAAACCTAAACAGAAAGAAGAAAATAAAATGAATGTATTAAGTTTATTTGATGGTCTATCTTGTGGGCAAATTGCCTTAAATAATATCGGTATTAAACCTAATAAATATTATGCAAGTGAAATAGATAAATATGCGATCAAGGTAAGAAATAAAAACTTTCCTGATACAATTGATGTCGGAGATGTCACAAAAGTTTGTGCAGCAAATTTGTCACATATAGATTTATTGATAGGTGGTAGTCCATGCCAAGGGTTTAGTCGTGCTAATGGTGGTAAAGAATTAAACTTTGATGATCCAAGGTCAAAGTTATTCTTTGAATATGTTAAGCTACTAAAGGAATTAAAACCTAAGTATTTTTTATTGGAAAACGTAAGCATGAATAAAGAAAGTTTAGATATAATATCTGAACAACTAGGGGTGAAACCTATCATGATAAATTCTGATAGATTTGTGCAGCAGAATAGAAAAAGATATTATTGGACTAATATTCCACTGGGTGAATTACCTGATAGGCCTGATTGGCAAGGTAACTTTTATCAATGGCGTAGGACGTACTACAGAAAGAATAAATCTGGGGTGTCACCTTGTTTAACGGCTAACATGGGTACAGGTGGTCACAATGTACCTTTAAAATCTGAGAACAAAAAAGATAAGCTAACACCTAACAATTGTGAAGCATTGCAAGGTATACCACAAGGTTATACTAGTGGTGTTAGTAATTGCCAGAGATACAAAATGATTGGCAACGGTTGGACTATACCAGTAATAGAATTTATATTGAAAGGGATAAAATAAAATGATTAACAAAGATATAATAATGAATTTAACAGATATAGAAATATCATGTTTAGAAATTGTTTCATGTAACTTTGAAACGCAAGCTGACATTGAGAAAGAACTCTACAGGATCGCAGAGCTATGCAAAACTTTGTCAAATGAATTAAGAGATAGGATACAGGAAGATGAATAAATCTATAAGCTGTTGTCCTGAGTGCCTGAGTAAAGGCTATAGGCTTAAGCTAAAAATAATTGATACAAGGGAATATTTTAAACTTGGCTACCCGTCAACTAAACGCCGTAAAAAATGTTTGACGTGTGGATATAGAGTTAATACTGTGGAAATACAATTGGAAAAGGAAAATAAATAAATGGATGTTCAAGATAGACTAAGGCTTGCCCATGAAACGGTATGCAAGCAAGAGAATAAAAGAATGCGTGAAGTTTTTAACATGCGTAATTATAAAGAGGGTGACCAATGGACACAACAAAAGAATAGACAGGTTACAGGTGCTAAGGGTGGTAAACAAAACAAACTCAAAAGACTTTGGGTAAAAGAAAGGGTAGCAAAATGAGTAATGGATATTTTGATGTAGATAAACATAAAAGAGATGAGGAACGTAAAGATAAATTAATGACAGCCTTAGTATATTTTGTATTAGGATTTGCATTTGTTGGTGTTATGTTTACGTTTAGTTTTACAATCAATACAGTATGGGAGTTAATAAAATGAGTAATAAGATAAGTTTAGAAGGGTGCTATACAGTTGCTGCATTTGCTGAGATAGAATTGCCAGAGGGCAAGACAGGTGAAGACATACGGCACGTCTATGACAAATGGGGTACGTTATACATAGAGCTAGACGATGGCAAAGTGTACGAGTATGCTATAGATTATGGTTATGTTGACAGCAAACGACTAGACTATATGGATTTGTATACAGATGAAAGGGAATTACTAAATGTATAGAGTTAAGACATATGACAAATCAGGTAAGCTAATACAAACCTATTGCAGCTACAACAGGTCTACGTTAGAAGCCTACGTGAGTTCGTCACTAGATAAGGTGAAGGGTATTGTTCACGTTAAGAGTTGGGAAGAGGACTACGATGAAAGCTAAACCATTACATAGATACCATAATGAATTAATCAAAGAGATAGACGATGCTGATTGGTTGGATAAAGAAATATCTGACCATGAGAAGCAAGAGAATAAAGAGTATCTTATATCTTTAACTAATGGTGGTAAGGCATACCGTAATTAACCTATAGAACCCTTGTCAGGGACAAGCCCTAGGGTATCAACATTATTTAATCTGTCAAGAGGGAAAATAAATTAAATGGAATACGTAACATACATAAGTAGAGGCAAGCAAGAACTCGAAGTATTTGGTGAGGTATGGGACGATGGTTCTGGATACTGGGATGACCATGAGTTTGTAGTTGAACGAGCACCTGAGTTTGCTATCACTGAGGCATACAATAATGCTAGTCGAGAGACTGTAGATTTAAAGTCATTGACATCTAATGAGATACTGTGCATCTTAGATATGTTTACACAAGATTATTGGGATCACATATTATGAGTAATTGGTTAAGCCATAAGGAATGTCCATATGAGGACTGTGGCAGCACAGATGCCTTCAGCTACAATACTGAGAGCTGTTCAGGCAGGTGTCATAGCTGCGAAAGAGTTTACCCTAGGACTAAAGACACTAAGTTCGAATGGGCAGAAGAAACATACCCTGTAATAGGGCAAGAGCAAAAGGATGGATGGGATATGAACCCACAACAAACACAGATTAAACCTGTACCTACCGAGATACTAACATCAGTATACAGGTCAGTAAGATCAATAAGTAGAGAGACAATGCAGTTCTATGGTGTTAAGACATACCTTGACAGCAATGGTAAAGAGGTTAAGCAAGAGTACCCATACCCTTCAGGTGGCATAAAGACTAGATTTTTTCCAAAAGAATTTAGAGCTACCAACCTTAAGTCAGATGAACTATTCGGTATGAACCATTGGAATGCAGGGTCAGGTAAGATTGTCACCATAACTGAGGGTGAACTAGATGCTATGTCAGCATACCAAATGTGTAACTCAACTAAGTACTCATCAGCATTTGTGTCACTACCATCAGCTACACCATCGAATAAACTTTGGACTAAAGCTGCAGAATGGTTAGGATCATTCGAGAAGATCATACTGTCGATTGAACATGATGATCAAGGGAATGCTGTAGCACAAAGGATAGCTAACCTATACCCTAACAAAGTGTACAGGGTACAGCATGACAAATACAAAGATGCTAATGAATTCCTAGAGGCAGGTGCACGTAATGAATTCTATAATGCATGGTTCAATGCTAAGAAGTATACCCCTGAGAATATCATCAATACATCTGATCAATTCCTTAAGATGTATAACAACAGTGACAGCCATGTGTATGTCGAGACAGGTATCCAAGAGTATGATGACTTATGCATGGGGTTGATGCAAGGTCACTTCACATTGTTCAAGGCACAGACAGGCATAGGTAAGACTGAGTTCATGAGATACTTAGAGTACCACATACTTACCAAGCACCCTGAGATTAGCATTGCAGCTTGGCATATGGAAGAGACAAAACTTAGATCATTGTTAGGGTTGGTATCTTACGAATTGAATGACAACTTAACTCGTAAGGATTTGATAGCACAAGCAAGTGCTGAACAGAAAGTACATGATGCTATCGTTAAGCTAACTAAAGATGAAAGACTATACCAGTTCTTCTTGAATGATGAGGATGATCCCATAGATATACTAGGACACATCAGGTATTTGTCACAAGCATGTGGTGTTCAGTATATATTCTTTGAACCTATCCAAGATATTGCAGCTAACATGGGTGGTGATGAAAGCAAAGAACAATTCCTAGCTGATCTATCTGTAAGGTTATCTAAGTTAGCTGCTGAGTTAGGTGTAGGTATCGTTACCATTGGGCATACAAATGATGATGGTGCTGTTAAGTACTGCCGTATGATTGAGCAAAGAGCATCAGTTGTTGTTGAGCTACAACGTAACAAAATGTCAGAAGATATTGATGAAAGAAATACAACCAAACTTCTCGTCACAAAGAACAGACCAGTTGGCCCGACAGGATATGCAGGTCAGTTGACTTTCAATACAGATAGCTTTACTCTGTCAGAAAAATATGGAGAGTATTAATGCAAGAACTTTTAGAATATGACCCTTTAGTTTACATAGCAGCAGGTATATATTTTGTGGGTATTGTTAACCACTACATACTTATGAATACAATACACATAATACTTGAAGCACCTAGGGATACTGCAACTATGAGAATGAAAGCTATCATATGGCCTTGGGAATTAGCCTTATGCTTATGGGCAACATGGCAAGACAGGGATTACGAATGAAAATATTAGCAATGGACATTGAGACAGATGCTTTGGATGCTACTAAGATACATGTCATCTGTGCTCAGGATGTTGACACCAATGAGAAGTACCAATTCCTTAACGTATGTACCATACCTGAGGAGAGAGAAGCCTTCTATCTTTTGTGTCAACAAACAGATAAGTTTATATTTCACAATGGGATAGGGTTCGATGTTAAAGTAATCAACAGGCTACTAAACCCATTACTTATATCTTATCCTGAGATTATCAAACCAACTGATGTCATTGACACATTGATCATGTCACGTCTGATAGACTACAGCATCAAAGGTGGTCATAGCTTAAAGGCGTGGGGTCAAAGACTAGGTGAATTCAAGATTGGGTTTGACCAGTTCGAAGTCTTGACACAGGAGATGGTTGATTATTGTCATCAGGATGTTGAGGTTACAGTTAGACTATACAATAAGTTTAAGTCTAGTATCTTTGACCCTGATCTACAGGATGCTATCAAGTGTGAACATGACATACAAATCTTATGTGAAGAGATGACAGATGCAGGGTTCTACTTCGAGAGAGACAAGGCTGAACATTTACTGGATGAGGTTGAGCTGCGGATGATAGAACTAACTGATAGTTTCCAACGTGATTTCCCACCCCAATTAGAAGAGGTGAACAGGATTAAGTACCGTAAGAAAAAGGATGGGGCTGTTATGTCAAGTGTAAAGAAAGCACAAGAGAAATACTTTAAGACAACAGTTGATTGGTCAGTTAACCCACCCGACCTAGTGTGTTATGATTGGATAGAGTTTAATCCAGCATCACCTAAGATGAGAATAGAAAGACTATGGGAAGCTGGTTGGCAGCCATACGAGAAAACAAAAGGACACATACAGTATGAAAGAGAACAGAAACAAAGATCGTGGAGATAAGTTTGCACGATACGGATGGACATTATCTGAGGCTAACCTTGAGACACTACCTGATGAAGCACCTGCAGGTGGTAAACGTTTAGCTCAGTGGTTGACACTTGAAGGTAGGAGATCATCATTGGTTGAATGGTTAGGACATTGTGGTGATGACCACCGTATACATGGTAGGTTCACACACATAGGTGCATGGACAGGTCGTATGGCTCACTCAGCACCTAACCAAGCTAACATACCAGCTGAGTTTCATGGCACACCTAAGTCAGCTGTCGAGGAAGTTAAGCATAGGTATGACGGACAGTTCCGTGCCTTGTGGGGTGTCGAGAAAGGTAATTACCTAGTGGGTACAGATGCTGAGGGTATTCAGCTGCGAGTACTTGCACATCTAATGAAGTCAGAAGAATATGTGGATGCTATTGTGTCAGGTAAGAAAGAGAACGAGACTGACATACACAACCTGAACAAGAAAGCATTAGGCATGTCACACATAACAAGAGATGATGCCAAGACTTTCATCTATGCCTTTTTACTAGGGGCAGGTACAGCTAAGATAGCACAGATATTACGTGTCAATCAACGTGAAGCAAGTCAGTGTGTTGAGAACTTTATGCAATCAATTCAAGGTCTTGCTAACCTAAAGAAGAAAGTCATACCACACATAGCTAAACGTGGTTGGTTCAAAGGTTTAGATGGACGTAAGGTTCTAGTACCATCTGAGCATAAGACACTGGCAGGTATGCTGCAGAATGGTGAGTCTGTCATCATGAAACACTCAGCACTACAATGGGTACGTCAAGCTAAGGATAAAGAGATAGACTTTAAGCTTGTCACATGGCCTCATGACGAATGGCAGACTGAGGTGTGTGGTAATTATGCAACAGCTGAGGAGTTAGGGGCTATGCAACGTCAATCTTTTGTTGACATCGGAGAGAAGTTTAATATGGTATGTCCGTTAGCAGGGTCAACTGACATCGGACGTAACTGGAAGGACACTCACTAAATGTTACCTTATATCATAGCACTCTCACCTGTAATTTTTGTGTTGACAACCCAATTAATTATTTATATTGTAACTAAATCAGAAGCTAAAAAAGGAAATTGATATGGCTGATAAAAAGAAAACTAAGTATGGTGTATTCGAAGGGTCTTTATACTATGCCCGTGTATTCCAAGACAACATGGACAACTCAGATTACCATGTAAATACACAAGGTCAGTACAACACAATGTTTGTACCTAAAGACAGTGAAGAAGTTAACCGTATGATTGCGATGGGTTTCCCTGAGACAGCAATGGGTAACCAAATGATTAAACCTATTGATGCAGCAGGTGGTAAGGTAGGGATGAAACTTAAACGTCCTAACGTACACCCATCTGGCATTGATGACTTCGGTGGTGCACCTGCAGTAACCAAAGGCACTACAAGTTCTAAGTGGGATTTTGTAGAGGATGGTGCACTAGGTAATGGTACAACAGCTAAGGTTAAGCTATCTATTTATGGTGAAGGATCAACAGCATCTGTACGCCTAGAAAAGATTGGTATCTTAGAGCATGTACCATATGAAGAATTAGCCACAGAAGATCGTTGGTAAAAGTTTCCCTACCCTGACTTGGGCATCCCTTAATTGGGGTGCTCTTTTTATTACATAAAGGATTAGATCTATGATGACAAAACCTAAACAGGTGCTAGTAGATGGAGATCCGTTTGCATATCGTGCAGCATTCTCATGTGAGAACGATCCAGTTGAGGATGCATTAGATAAACTAGATGAGATACTTGAGCAGTCACTTAACGAAGTGATGTGGGAACTAGACCCTGAGCAGTATCAAGTATTCCTGACAGGTAAAGGTAACTTCAGATATAAGTACTCTATTACACATGAGTACAAAGGTAACCGTAAGAACACAGAGAAACCTCAGCACCTACAAGCTATCCGTAAACACATGATAGATAACTGGGATGCTGTCGTATCTATAGGTGAAGAGGCTGATGACCTATGTGGTATATGGGCAACTAACTACGGTAAAGAATCTATTGTCATATCCATAGACAAGGACATGCTGCAGATACCATGCTCACACTACAACCCTAACAGACGTACAATGACAGAGATGGGTGAGTTTGAAGGCTTACGTTTCTTCTATACTCAAATCCTTACAGGTGACAAGGCTGATAACATCATAGGCTTGTATGGTATAGGTCCTAAGAAAGCTGACAAGATACTTGCTGACTGTACAACTGAAGCTGGTATGTACGAGGAATGCTTACGTTCCTATGGTGGGGATGAGGCAAGGGTCATTGAGAATGCTAGACTACTCTGGCTTAGACGTTACGAGAACCAAATATGGGAGCCACCTAAATGCGTTTCAGATCAGGCTTAGAGAAGAGGACAGCAGCCTACCTCAAGAAACTAAAGATTAAATTTGAATACGAAAAGATGCGTATCAAATGGCAAGACCTAAGATTTAAAACATATACCCCTGACTTTGTGCTTGACAATGGTATAATAATTGAGACCAAAGGAAGGTTCATTCACTCAGATCGAACCAAGCATTTAATGGTCAAGGCACAACACCCCGAACATGATATTCGTTTTGTATTCAGCAACCCTGCAGCTAAATTGTATAAGGGTTCTAAGACTACATATGGTGATTGGTGTACGAAGAACGGATTTAAGTTTGCTAAAGAAATTATTCCTGTCGAATGGATAAAAGAAAAGAAAAAGGGTAGTTGACAATGTTTGATTTAGATAGTAAAATTCGTGCTCTTGTCCAGAATTATGGATTAGAACTTCTCCTAGAACAGAACGAAATACCAGAAGAATTTGTGGTGGCATGGCTTATTGATGAGAAGAGAATAGATGTCGAAGATTACTTTAATCTCGATGCAGAATTACAAGAGTGGAAAAGGATAGAAGAGTGACTAAAGTAAAAACATTAGACGAGTACCAAAGGGCAGCTGCAACTACGGCTATCTACCCTGAGAATAGAGCATTAGAATATTTAAGCCTAGGTTTGTCATCTGAGGTTGGTGAGCTTACAGGTAAGTTAGCTAAGTGGTATCGTAAAGATGGTATGGCATACCCACATGGTGACATACTAGATGAGTTAGGTGATGTACTCTGGTTTGTCAGTGAGTTTGCTAGACAACATAACACGAGCCTATCTAAGTTAGCCAATAGGAATATTAGTAAGTTGGCAGATAGATATGAACGAGGTGTAATTAAAGGATCAGGAGATAAAAGATGAAAGCATTCGGACGTTGGTGGTATAGGTTTATTAACTATATGATTACATGGCAACTACATAGAGATGCAGTTAAGCATTTAAATAAGTTGACAGACAGGGAACTAAAAGATATAGGTCTTACTCGTGGGGAAATTGACCGCATGATCTGGTTCAAAGAAGATAAAAAGGATAGGGGAACTAAAGAATGAATAATCATTTACCAACTGACTACCAATCATTTATACACAAGTCACGTTATGCTAAGTACTACGAAGGCAAAGGACGTGAGTCATGGGATGACACAGTAGGCAGATACATGGACAATATTGTAGGTAAACTAGCTGACACTGTCACCAAGAAAGAAATCGAACAGGCTATCTTAGGTTTAGAGGTAATGCCATCTATGCGTTCATTAATGACAGCTGGTAAAGCTGCAGAACGTGATAACACATGTATGTACAACTGTTCGTACTTAGCTGTGGATGATGTTAAAGCATTCGATGAGGCTATGTTTATTCTACTGTGTGGTACAGGTGTAGGGTTCTCAGTTGAACGTCAGTCAGTACAGAAACTACCTGAGGTTCCTACATTGTTTGTCAGTGAGACTAACATAGTTGTCAAAGATAGTAAGGAAGGTTGGGCTAAGGCTCTACGTCAGATGATCGCATTGTTATACAGTGGAGAAATACCAACATGGGATGTATCTAAGGTTAGACCTGCAGGTGCGCCACTTAAAACGTTTGGTGGTAGAGCATCAGGACCTGCCCCATTGGTTGACCTGTTCACCTTTGTCATCAAGACATTTAAGGATGCACAAGGACGTAGGCTCTCATCACTAGAATGCCATGACATTATGTGTAAGATTGGTGAAGTTGTTGTGGTTGGTGGTGTACGTAGATCAGCTATGATCTCCTTGAGTAACCTATCAGATGACAGAATGAGACATGCTAAGTCAGGTTCATGGTGGGATAACGATCCACAACGAGCATTAGCTAACAACTCTGTGTCATACACTGAGAAGCCTGACAGCTTATCGTTCATGAGAGAATGGATGGCCTTAGTTGAATCAGGTTCAGGTGAACGAGGTATCTTCAACAGACAAGCATCTAAGGTACAGGCAGCTAAGAATGGTAGACGTGATGCTGACTATGACTTTGGCACTAACCCATGTTCGGAAATAATTTTAAGGCCAGCACAATTCTGTAATTTAACTGAGGTAGTTGTTCGTGCAACTGACACATTGGACACCCTATCTGAGAAGGTAAGGCTTGCAACTATCTTAGGTACAATTCAATCTAGCTACACTAAGTTCCCATACTTACGTAAAGTCTGGAAGAATAATACAGAGGAAGAAAGACTACTTGGTGTGTCATTAACTGGTGTTATGGATAATCCATTGATGACACTTAAGAACAAAGGCTTAGAGAAGACCCTTGACCATCTTAAGCAGATTGCCATTACTACTAATGCTGTATGGGCTGAACGTCTAGGTATCCCTGTTAGTGCTGCTATCAGCTGTAATAAACCAAGTGGTACTGTCAGTCAGTTAGTTGACTCTAGCAGTGGCATTCATGCTCGTCACTCAGCTTATTATATTAGGACTGTACGTGGGGATAACAAAGACCCATTGACACAATTCATGATTGACCAAGGTATTCCTAATGAGCCAGACGTAATGAAGCCAGATGCTACAACAGTGTTTAGTTTCCCTATGAAGGCTCCTAAGGATGCTGTGGTTACAGCTGACATGACAGCCATTGAACAGCTAGAGATGTGGTTAATGTATCAACGTTACTGGTGTGAACACAAACCGTCAGTCACCATCAACGTTAAGAGTGATGAGTGGTTCGAGGTAGGGGCATTCGTATACAAACACTTCGATGAGATGAGTGGTGTGTCATTCTTACCGTTCAACGAACACACATACCAACAAGCACCATACCAAGATGTTGACAAAGAGACATACCTAAAGACGTTAGGGCAAATGCCTAACAAGATTGATTGGTCATTGGTGTCAGAATATGAGAACGAAGACAACACAGCTGGTAGTCAGACAATGGCATGTAGTGGTGACGTATGTGAGATGGTAGACTTAACTTAATGTTGACATCAGTAGGTATTTATGTTGTAGTAATATTAGCCCTTGGTTTAGTCCAAGGGTTAGTATAATGTATTATAAAAAAAAGGGAATTCAAATGGCAGTTAGAAAGCAATTCAGTAGGGCATTATATGAAGCATATGATGGTAAGGCTAAGGACAGGTTAGCTGAGTACCTTGTCAGCGTAGGTCACACCATTGTCAGTACTAAAGAAAACTTTAATGTTGACGTTGTATCTCAGAAAGGTGACTACACATACTTCAATGAGGCTGAGGTTAAGACAGGCTGGAAGGGTGATTGGAATACTAACTGGGCTGAGATAAGATTACCTGAACGTAAGGGACGGTTAGTTAAGATGTACCAAGAAAAGAATGGTGTGCTTAACTTCTATATCTTCCGTGCTGATATGAAACAAGCATGGAGAATCAAGGATACTCTTTTGACAGAGGAAAGCCTGAAAGAAGCTAAAGGTAGATACATAGTCAAAGGTGAGAAGTTCTTCCACATTCCCTATACAGATGCTCAGTTAATTAACCTAGAGAAAGAAGAAGTATAATGGCTAAATGGAACTTAGATGCATTACGTGATGAGGTAGAGGATGACGTTGTCAACCAACCACCACACTACGGTAATGGTAGAATAGAATGCATAGAATATATGAGAGACAACATGGATCACATGATGTTCATGGGTTACCTAGAAGGTAATGCTAAGAAGTATATGCATAGGTACAGGTACAAAGGTAAACCTGTAGAAGACTTAAGGAAAGCTAAGTGGTACTTAGAATATCTTATAAAGGAAATGGAAGGTGAATAATGTTTACCCCTATTATATTGCTGTGTTACTTGGAGACAACAACCTGTTTAACTTCAACTGACCAGACAGTCTATGACAACATGGATGATTGTGAATACAGTTTAAGGATTGGTGTAAGAGAGTTACTCACAATAGAGGATTGGAATATAAAAGCATTCCAATGTTTAAGTTGGTACATTGACACATAAAAAAAATTTAAGCCCCTTGGATTTCTCCTTGGGGCTTTTCTTTATTTCTTTTTCATTGGTTTCTTTTTAACGGGTTTCTTCTTTACTGCACCCTTGCCGTAAGGCATCTTCTTTCCATTCTTATATGGCATAACGTTTCTCCTTTATTGTTTAGCCGCCCACATATTGTCAATCATATTTGGGTATTTTCTACCAGCTCTAGATGCTCTAGCCCTAGCTTTCTTTTTCTGTCCATCTGTTAAAGGTTTAGATTTACCTAAAGACTTAGGACGTTTCTTCTTCCATACAGGTTGTTTACTAGCCATTACCACTTCACCTTGTTTGCCCAGTAAGCTGCACTCATCTTACCCTTCTTAATGTTCTTAGCATGACGTGCCTTAAATGCCTTATTCCTAGCTGTCCCCTTAGGGCTACCCTTGACACCCTTCTGTCCAAACCTGATGACCTTTTCTTTACCACCAGCACAGGCTTTGACAACATGTGACTTGGTCTTGTGACTTGGTGTAGTCCTAGGGGAGTTACACTTCATCTTAGCCTTGTTAAGTTTCTTAGGCACGTTCTTACCTTTCATTATTTAGAGTGGGTTGTCAACTAATGAATCATATGCTTTCCATATATCATCTATTTCTGTTTGGTATTTGTCAAGCTTATCACCCAAACTATCAGTGATCCCAGTCGATCTCTCAACTTGACTACGTAAGTCAAGCAACTCTTTCTGTTGTTCCAAGATTGTTTGCATCTGCGTACTAATCGTTGACAACCTTGTGTTAAGCCCTCTAACATCATTATCTTGCACCGCCTGTTCTAGTGTTTGAATACGGGAACTCAAGTCCCCAGCTTTCTTATCGAATGATCCTGACTTAGTGACAACTGTCTCAATGCCTGACTCCACGGCATAGAACCTTTGGAGTGTGTCATATCCGTAATATATACCACCACTAAGAGAACCTAAGATGGGTAGGGCAGCAGCTATGTACCACCCTTTAAATGTGAACCCACCAACTTTTACTTCAGCTTCATCTATCATGGTTGTGGATCACTGTTAGCTAATGAACCGTGCTGTATTATGTAAGTAGCAGCACCATAAATATCATCAGCATCTTTCATTTCATTGGTTAAGTAACCGTTCCAACCTGTAGCATTACCGTAGTTATCCCATGTAATGACAAACTCGTCAACACTTTGTGTATATGTTAAGGCTGAGTAGTTACCTATGACAATGCTGTTTTGTGATGCATAACTGTCAATACTTGCAGTTAAACTTTCAGTGTTAGCAGCTGCCATAAACGCACCAGCTTGTTGTGCATACCCTTCAACAGAATCTAATGCTTCGTTATATGTTGCTACCTCTTGTGCATCTATCGAGTATTCATCTGTAGCAAGCATGTCCTGTAGAGCTACCTGTTCAGGTGCTGTGTCAGCTTCCATTGCAACTTCAGCAACTGATGTAGCTGTCATAAGAATGTCTGTAGCATCAACTAATGTGTCAACAGCTAAGGCTAAGTTGTTCATAGCTGCAACATGTTCCTGTACGAAGAGTTGTTCAGCTGTTGTAGCTGTAGCATAATCATGTTGCATTACAGTATCGACAGCATCTAGGTAAGCTGTAAGCATTGAACTTGAGATATGACCGTCATCTAATGATCCGTCTACGATGACACCACCAACTTCAGCATAACCTGTAGCACCAATACCTAACTGGATTGACAACTGTAGTCTGTTATCTATAACGTTAATACTATCTACTAGAGCCTGTAGTTTCTCTTCACCTGTCTGTGCGTTTGCTTGTCCTGAAACGGTCACTAAGACTGAGCTTGCTAGTAGTAGTTTCTTCATTTGACTCTTCATTTGATTCTATGTCCTCTCCTACCTTTAACAAGGTGTCCCAAAATTGTTTGTCATCTTCATACCCCACCACATACACGGAAGGATTCTCTCTATACTTCAGTAAAGCATTCTTACCCATAAGAAGTTTACCAGTAATAAAATCATTTACAGGGCAGGGCGTATTAGCTAAAACCATTGCCCTAAAAACTGTAGGATCTGCACATAAAATACTTATCCCAGAAATCTGTAAACCTAAACCACCAACTTGCTGAGGTGCTCCTAAGAGCCTAGCATTCTTACGTCTGTTACAGGAGTTATCTTGCTGCATACCACCTGATGACAAACCTATGACACTCAACTGTATGCCTACAGAACTTGGCATTAAGCATGAGTCGTTACCACCGCCACCCATAATCGTAGGTGCTATACTGGACATAACAGGAGCTTTGTCACCTGCACCTGTCGCATTGTAGTTATTGGTAACAGTTTCGTCTGTGTTATTACTGTCTACTGTACTGTCTTGGTAGTTGTTAGAGAAGTCACCTGTAACATCATTAGCTACTACACTGGTCACCAAGAACATCTTTAAGACCAGAGTCTTGACACATAAGCTGTAGAGCTGCTTCATCTTTACCGATAAGAGATAGTGTTTGTGCATTTAAATTTCTTTGACATTTTGGCTCGTTGTTAGGGCATACCGAAGGGAACTGTATTGTTGTAGACGTACAGGCAATCAGTACCAAAACTAATACGAGGTAATATTTAATCACGTCTGTTGTCTTCCATCATAAGCCTGATTGACTTAATGTTCTCATCAATACGAGCTAAGGTTAATGCTTGAGACTGTACAACTTTATCTAGGGTGTCAATACGTACCTCATGCCTAAGTATCTCACGGGCGTTGTTCTTAACGGAGTTGTCAAGGGATGACACATACCACACAAGAGCTACAGTTTGACAGATGATAGCTACCACAAGAGTAATAGGTACAGTCTTCGATAAGTGCCATTCAGTATCTTTGTCCATCATTTTGTAAATCCAGCTCCGAAGTATAGGCCAACAATAGCTGACACAATGTGAGTATCTAATGGGGTTATGACAAATCCAGATGCAGCTTGCCATCGTACAGTTTCGTTAGCACCGAGTAGCCAGTTAATAATACCACCCTCAACTTCAGTGTAACCTACGATAACGTTTATCTCAGGATAGAACACAGCAACTAACTTAGGTAATACAATGATAGCAAACACAGCTGACAGAGCTATGAGCCTACGTGTCCAAGCAAAGTGTTTGTCATTCTTACCTGCATCACGGGCTATGTTAACCTGTTCAGCATTGAAGTTAGCTCGTTCCATGAGCATCTTGTTGTTCTCTTGTTTAGCCTTAATGCTTTGACCCCATATGGACATGACCCCACCGAGAACGGTAGAGCCTAGCATTGTGATTAGTTCTAATGGTAATCCAAACATTTATTTACCCTCTAAGTAATTAGCTTCCAGCTTTCTACGACTAGGGTGTTTGTCCCCAAAATTTCGTAACTCTTTAGCAGCAGCTACCCAATCACCACTTGTTACATAACCCCAAAATTTAGGAGTTTCAGTAGCTAAGTTTCCGTATTGGAAAGCTACAGAAGCTACAGCCGTGGCTTGCTCTTTTGTCAAGTCGTCAAATGACACGGTACTTGCTGAATTATTCCAAGCTTCCTTTAACTTACCAATCTCTTGTTTTTTAGCAAACTCGTTGATTATATCTAACTCTTTTGTTGTTAAAGTTAGTTTATTATTATCAACAAAAGTTTTAGCTGCAGAACCTTTTAAGCCTAAGTATGGTTTTAATTTATTTATAATAGATGTAGGTAAACCTTTTAAATCAGACTCACTTCTTTGACCAATATCAAAACCTGATGCTATTGTAGGCCCTGATTTATTTGAAACTGTTCCATCATTTTCAAGTGGAACATAAATACTTTTCTCGTATCCTTCTCGTTCTTTAATAAAAGAGAAATCTACATTAGCACTATCCAAAGTTGTTGTGACAATTTCTTCGTCAGGTTCTTTAGGTGTAGCTTCAGCATTAGAATCAAAGTCAACATCTTCTAAGGGTATACCTAAGTTAGAGTCAGCTTCAATAGTTGCAGTTACCTCAGCATTCTGATCAGCTGTTAAGTTGTTATTAGCAACAACAGGAGCTGCATCATCCTCTTGACGAGTAAGGATCATAGATTCCATTGTAGATGGATCACCACCTAACCTACGCCAGTAGTTAGCATACGTCTTGAACTGGTTGTTAGCTCGTGTAATCTCTGAGTAGTTTCTACCTAGAGCCTCAACACCCCAACCTTTACCTCGTAACTCTGTTCTTTCACCAGTTGACAAAGCCCTACCACTATCTTTGATCATACGGTAAATATTACCACCGTAGTATTTGTCAGCTTTATCTTGGAATAAACCACCAGCCCATTCTGAAGGACTTGTAGTTCTCTCAGCTTTAAGCTTAACTTCACCAATACCTGTTAGTTCAAAGACTGTACTCTCTACAATACCTTTCATTGTGGTAGCAAAGATATTAGACTGAGACTGTAATGCGTCTTTTAACTGATTGACAGCAAGAGAGTGACCTTCAGGATCTAGCTTCTTGACAATATTTAGTTTGTCAAATACATCGTTATCAAACAGTACATCCATTGTCTCTTTGCTTAAGAGTTTGTTTGATGTACTAACGTTAACTGTAGCTTGACCAACCCCATTCAAGAATGAATCTCTATGTTCAGGTTGGTTAAGGTTTACAGGTTGTGTTAGTTTTACCTTAAAGTCAAAAGCATTATTAATTGCGTTTAATCTGTCTTTGTCACTACGATCTGTAGCTGCTTCAATTTCTTCATTGTTGTGTAGTATGACAGCAGCACCAGCACCATCAGGTTCATCTAAACCAAATACATTTAAGTTAGTATAGACTGTATCTTCAGTATTAGTCTTCTCTAAAGTCTTTAAGATCTCAGGCCATTTACGAGAAACATAACTAGACCAATCAACTTTATCTGACAATAAAGCCTGAGCTAAGATAGGGTCAGTTTTGCCTAACTCTTTAGCTTGCTTTATAAGTGCAGCTGAGATTGGCTCCATTGCTGCCATAGTTTCAGCTGTAAGCATATCTTTGTCATATGTTTCAAGGCGACCTAGAAGAGCATCTAATGTGTCAATCTGTGATTTAACAGGAGAAAATTCATCAGCTGTTATATTGTTTGGTCTTGTAAGCTGGGACTTAGCTATATCGAAGCTAGTTCTTAATTGAACCATTGACTCAGGGCTAACATCACCACCAGCTATTTCAGCCTGAAGACCTACTAAAGCAATAGCTCTAATGTTTTGAAGTACTTTGTTAGCATGAGGCATGTATGACTCTTGAAATTCCATCTTGGATATGTTAGATGCTGACGTTATATATAATGCTGCAGCTTCAGATGCTTTCATATCGTTTAGAGCTATAGTGGCTACATCTTGACTTGTAAATGGTTTGCCAGATTGATTTAACTTTTGTTCAGCTAAGTACATATAAGCTGGGTTTTCTATTAACTGTTTGTTAGCTGCCTCAGCTGCTGCCATAGCAGGGTTAAATGTTAATGAACTTATGTCAACACCTGTACGTCTAAATACAGCATCAGCTTCAGGATCACCTAACTGAAAACCTAAGGATTCATATGATGATATAGCTGAGTTAATACCAGCCTTAAGGCGTGTTGGGTCAGTTACACCTTTTAGTTTGTCTAACTGTGTGACAAAATTAGAGAAGCCAGCTTTATTTAAGGATGCCTCTGTAGGTTTACCACTAGTTTGTGCCCTAGAGTAAGCACCCATAGCACCAAACAACCCTTTAGTTAGGTTAGCCATACCCTGTGCTGCAGCTGCGGAAGCATTGGCACTAGGTGCATTGACACCCTTCTCGTAGGCTGTGCCTTCATCACCTAAATCCATAGCAAAACCTGCCATAACTAACTATCCTTATTGTTGTTGTTGGAAAACCTGTGCGTCATACTCAAGACCTAGTCTTGCAGCATTCTTCAGCATATCAGGGAAGCTTTCACCCCGTGCAAGTCTCTTCTGAATCTGTACTTTGATTTGATTCGAGAAAGGCTGTGCCCAGAGTTCGTCGTTTATCTCATAGAAGAGTTTCTCACCTTTTAGCATATCATCTTTAGAGCCTTCTGTCAAGAGCCTTATAGCATAATCGGACTTAGCTCTCATTCTTTTCTCGAAATCACGTACAACTTTTGTCTCTTTGTAGATCATTTCGTTTAAATCATAGAAGTTTTGTACAGGAGCTGGTGTAGCACCCATGAAAACACTGACCCATGTGATAGGGTCTAGATCACCAACTGACAATTTACGTGTACGACTTCTGTAATTACCTGTCTCAATCAATTCTTTTATCTTAACACCTTTGTCCACAGTAGAAAGGTTACGTAATAACTGTGTCAAATCTTCACGAGCTAATTCACCTTGTCCTTTGAACATAGCTGAGAATGCTGATGTAGCTACTTTGTACATGTCCCTTGCTATTTCACCAGATGGTCCAGTAAGAACTGTCATAAACTCATCATCGAAAAGTTTACGGTAAGTATCTACAAGTTGGTCTACAGGTGCAACACGAGTAGCATAGGCTGTCTCAGTACCTAGTAGTTCAGACAGTAAAGCATCAACAGCACCGTACTTAATACGGTTAAACATTTTTACAGTCTCAGGGTCTTGTGGGTCATACCCTAACTTCTCTGTGACATAACCTGCAGACTTACCTAAACCTAAACCTGTCAAACCATACATCGGCCCCATTGCAGCAAACATACGTATACGTTCACCAGCTGTAAAGTTACGACCAACTACAATATTCTCTAATGCCCTTAAAGAAAAGGATAACCACTGTGTAGGTACTCTCATAGGACCTGACTGTGCGAAACTACGTGATGATGTGGTCATACGATATGACAAATCTTGTTCACGGTTAGTGATCCAAAGTTTACCTTCAGATGACAACGGATCAATCAAGGGGCGTTTAGCTCTATGTTCTAAGAAAGCTGTGGTGATGGCTGACATACGTGTGGCTCGTTCACCTTCTTTAAAGAATATAGTTGTTTTATCTAAGAACTTATTAGCATTGTCTACAGCTTTACCTGCAAGAGTACTAGCAACACCAAACTTTTGGGGTGATTGTACTTCTAGGATATTTGTGTCAATTTTATTACGACCACTTTCGTCAATGTACTTAATTAAAGCAGTTAGTTCATCTTCATCTATAAGTTTAGACTTAGCTAAACGTTTAATTGCTAGGTTACGAGTAGGACCTGCAGGTATACTACTGATGATTAACATAGGTGCTGTTAGACCTAAGGCTTTCATACCTTGTATTGGTGACACAGCTGCAATGGTTAATGCGTGTAGTGATTGCAATAAGAATTGGTCAGGGTTAAGGAACCCAAACTTAGAGTAGAACCCAACCTTCATAAGAGTAGATGATGGGTCAGTCTTAGATAGATCAACCTTCATACCTGACTTCTCAAAAACATTCTCAGCTACTGAGTTACTAAAGGATTCCCACTTGTCACTTAACCATGTTGGTTGGTTGAGCCTACGTTTAATCACGTCTTGTTGCTCACGTAACTGAGCTGCAGTGTCATTAAACTTACCTGTCTTAGTTACCTTAGCCCCTAAGAAACGATTAAGGAAATCACTCTGTGGAATACCCTTAGGAAACTCAACAATATTAGGATTGTTCTCAGCTAATTTAGTCCAACCTACAATAGCATTCTGTGATGCTGCACGGTTAGTATAACCGAACACCTCAGAACCGAACTGATCTGCTATAGCTGACACAGGGCTTGCGTTGACAGCTTCCTTACCACCAAACTCAAACAATGGTGTGTCACCACGTTTAGTGTTTAGGCGAGTACCTACAACTTCACCGTAAGTAGTACCACCCAAAGAAATGTCTTCACCTTGGTCAACTATACTTACCTTTTCGTCACGAGCCTTAGCTACAAACTCTTCTCTAAACTTAAAGTTGTACTTTGTACCTAATTGTACAAGGTCTTCGTAGTCAACTATGTGTTTATTCCAAGAATTATTCTTTCTGATTACCTCACCTAGCTCATCGTACTCAGGTTTAGATAAGGCAAGCTTACCTATATCATCAACACCTTGAATATCCATGAGTGCTTTAACTTTACGAGTAATGTTGTTTACCTGTAAGACAGCTAACTGTGCTTGTTCTTTACCGAATGACCCCAGTAAAGTTTTAAATCCACTACTAATCTTGTTGCCTGATACTAATGTCTGTTCCTTAGTTGTACCAACAAACCAACGGAACTCAGCATTTGTACGAGGACCACCTACGTTATAAGGCATAACATCTACACGTTCTAATGCACGAGTAGACTTGACGTTGGTGACAAACAAATGATCCATATATGTGTTAGGAACTTTAAATACGATTTGATCAGGATTAAGTTCAGCTTTACGGATACTACGTCCTGTAGCAAAGTCTAATACAAGTTCGTCATCTGAAAGTTTTACTTTAGTGTTGTCAACACGGTAAACAATATCTGCGAAGTCATCTGTAAACTCAGCATATATACCACCCTCAGCTACTGTACGTTTAAGGCGTTCACTTGACTTGATCTGCCATGTTGTATCACTGATGTCTATCAGAGCATCATAAGCATCTATTGCTTTTTGAGATGGTACTGAACCGTACATAGTCTTGTATAATGCTGCAAAGCTTTCTTTCGTAGGAGCCTTACGTAAGTATGACAACTCACCATCACGTAGTTGTGTCATAAAATCACTTAGGTTAGTTCTTTCAACACCCTTAACACCATTAATAGTCTTCTGGTATGGCTTAACTAAGTCACCCACCAAAGCTTGACCAGCTTCAGCTTGCATGAACTTACCACCAATCTTGTCACCTAATCTAATAGTGGCAGGTCCGAACATTTTATTGATGGAATCACCTATGAAACCACCTTTGTCAAACCTATCAGCTTCTTCAGGTAACTTAAGTACGTCTACTCGTTGTTCAGCTTCTATGAAGTAACCATTCCCTTCTTCTCTCTTGACAACCTTAAGGCTTGGATCACCCTCAGCTATAGCCTCAGCATCTCGTTTTAAACGGAAAGGAGCACCTGTTCCATCCTTACCCATACGAACCACAACCTTATAGTCATCTGATCCTTCATCAAAGATCTTACGGCTATTGACAACTACATCGTTTGTACGACTAGCTATCTTAACAGCTATATCATCAGCTGCTTTACTTACAGCTGACATTGGTATGTATTCACCGAATGAACCTCTACGATTCATCTCTTCAATCTTCTCCATCAGGACTGTCTTACGGTTGTTCTGACGTAGAGCAACGCCTGAGGGACGTGAGGATGGCCCCTGAGTAGGGTCTAGCTCTTCAGGTAGGTTACGCCCTGCAGCTATCTCATCGACCTGTATGCCCATATCATCTACAGATTTAGCTAAAACATTGGCAGCTTCTACCTCACCCTTGATGACAGATACAGCATCTACAGGTCTACGTACTTTTGTCAATGACAATAGTTTGTTTGCAACATTAGAATTCTTACCAGCTTTAAGTGCTGCTGAAAGTGTAGTTGCACCCTTAAGATAACCTAGGGTAGCTATGTCAGCTACACCAAATACAGCATTAGCTCCAGCCATAGGATCATTACCTACGTATAGAGCATCATTAGCTGACTTATGTAAGTTCCATATAGAATCAGTAGAGAAGATACCTTCAGACTTACGTTCCTTTACGTATTCCTTAGCCCATTCCTCAAACTCACTTGGCTTAAGACCTGTGAATGCTTCTCGTATGTCAACACCCTCACGATTAGAACGGAAGGTAACATTTTCGAAAGCACCAATTGTAATCTCACGTAAGATATTAACGTCTAAGAATGTTAGAGCCTTAGATAAACCTGACTGATCGTTATCTTCAATCTCCCTTTGGATAATACGATTCCATGTTTCCATGTTGGTAAGAGTACGAGCACCATATGGGTTGATGTCGTTGTCAGATAACATAAGGTTCTGCATGAGCATGTACTCACTAAGAGACATATCCTCACCTTTGTCCTTACGGTTCTGGATTACCTCAGCAATGTCTTCAGGTTTCATACCATCGTTGTATGCTTGGTCTATTGACAAATTGTAGTCGAACTCACCACCATCAATCTTAGCTACAGATGTATGGTTTGTGTCACCATTAGCACGAGCCTCACGGATCTCATTCTCATCACCGTTTACTGCAATAGCTAACTCTTGAGCTTTAATAGCTTCAACTTCAGATAGTGGGTTAAACACTTCTGTTTCATTTTCTTCCTCTAGTTGTTGGGATAATGTTTGAGAGTTGAAAATAGAATCTTCAAGAGTCAAGATGTTAGCCATAATTTATAGATCCTTAATTAATACATACCCATGCTAGGATTACCTAAAGGAGTACCAGTAGTTGCAAATGGGTTTGTAACCTTACCAGAACCAAAACCAAGCTGAGCTACTTGCATACCTGTACTTGCTATAGCTCCGTACCTTTGAGACTGTGCTGTTTGTTGTGCTGCTAATCCTGATAACCCAGTAAACTGTTGACCTAACCCACTCATCATTGAGCCAAAACCTAGGTTAGCTCCCAGTTGTGATGACAAAGATGAGACACCACCTAGGAATCCTGATGATGTTGCAACACCTCTTTGTTGAGCAACTTGTTGTCCTCTAGCTCTAGCTATGATACTAGAACGTACAGCACTCCTACGTTGACGAGTAGCTGTTTCTTTCTGTTGTTGTATCTGAACTTGAGTAGCTTGTGCTGCAGTAGCAGATGCTGCCTCAGCTGCCTTAACGGACTTCTTAGTACTTACAACTGCAGCTGCTGTTCCGTAAACAGCTGCGCCTGTGGCTATAGCTGCACCTACGGACATTACTCCACCTATTGCTAATGCTGTAAAAACTGCCATGTTAAACTTCCTTTATATAAGCTGTTTCTATAGGCTTAAAACCTTTTCTCTTAAAGAGAATGCCAGCCCTACTATCTAATAATTCGTCTAGTGTTGATAACCGTATAAAGTCACAGTTAATATCTTTAGCCCATTGCACATATGCGTCAATAAGCTTTGGTGATGTCTTACCGTTCCTATGGTCAGGCTCTAGCCAGAACATCAACTCTTGTGCGAATACATAAGAGTTCATCGGTAGTTCTGTAGCACAACCTATTAGTGCTCCTACTACCTCATCTTCATGTGTGACAATCTTAACAAAACCTAATTCATTTTGTATTAAGCCTGTCACTAAGTCTTTAACTTTGTTTGCTTCAAACTTACCCCAAGCTGGGTGAGGTACTTCCTTACAAAACTGCTTAACAGATAACACTATATCTAATACATCTGCTTCTTTTGCATCACGTAGTATGTAGTCTGACATTAGAACCTACTGTTTCTTCCTTGTACCAGACCCCAACCTAGAAGAATAAAATCTTTACCTTGTTCACTCTCGTACTTAATACGTACAGAACGACCATGACCCCTGACTTTAAGTCTAGTTGTAATAACATCCTCAGGGTAATTAAATGTTGCTAGGTTATCAGGGTCTACAACTACAGGGTGCTTCAGTCTGTATGCTTGTTGACCAGCACTGAAGTTAGAGTTGAAGTCCCATGCTGTTGACACAAGCAATGAGGATGGTCTGATTGATTCATACCCTGCTTGTTCACTACCTGTAAAACCCTCTTCTGTCAACCGAGAATACACAGCGATGTATGGTGTATTCTTCTTAGCTATTAGGTCACCTACAAAGTCATAGCCTGTCTCAGCAAACGATGAGTAGTTAACACTACCCCAATCTAAGAAGTTAGTATCTGAGAATGTACCCATTGTAAGTTTGTTACTTGCACCTTCTCTTATGAGTAGAACAAGGGCTGGGTCACCAGTTGTAAAGTCTGAGATCTGCGTAGATACAACATCATCACCACCTGAAGTAACAACATCGTCACCACCTGATGTCTGTACATCTAGTTCTAACTCAGCAGCACCGAACCCTGAGTAGAATGACAAACCAACTACAGCATCTGTACTTGATGCTTCATCCTCTATTCTCCAAGGGTAGAAAGCCTGTAGTGTAAGATCTAGTATGAGTATGTTATTAAGTTTAGCTTCTACAGTCTCATCGTTGTCAGGATACGCCCAGTATATCTTTTTGTTTATACTGTCGTATATACTTGTAACTTTAGCCTTAGCTGGTGTAGATATTTTATCCCAGAAAGATTGTATGGTTGGGATTGTAATGTTCTGTTCTGAACCCTGACCTGATACTTCGTCAATGTTTAGTGTGTGAATACCAAAACGTGACCACCAGAAAGGTAAGCCTTCAGCTTGGATAAATGTCTGTGGGTTAAGTAGGCCGATGTTAGACACACGGTTAACACCGTAAGCTGTGGCTGAGAAGATACCATCAACACCTGTAATCTGCCACACACCGTTCTCAGCAAAGATGAACAATGAGGAACGGAAAGGATACAGTAGCTGTATGTTAACAGCATCTGGTATGTTAAGAACACCACCGTCAGTAGCTAATAGGTCTGACAAATACTCAGCTGTTGGATCGTTCTGTTGGTGACAGTTACCTAAGTCATCTGTGTCTTCTACAAGACGAGAGAATAGGATTGTACCTGCATGTTTAGCACTTGTTAGACCTGCGTAGAATACTCGACCTGAGAATGATGCTACAGATTTAAAACGAGATGCTTCTATTTCAGTTGGTAGGCCACTACGTACTTTACTAAAGAAGTCTACAAGAAAGTGTCCGTTACCTGTAAGAGTAGTACCAGCAAATACCTTGTCCCATTCAGCTTCGTCGTAGTTACCCTCTTCGTCTTTACCTGCATACCAAGGATGTGTCAGAGGCTTAGTGAAGTCAGATGGACCACCACTCTGTCCCCATCCTGTATTCTTAGCATCGTATGTACGTGCAGCTGAAGGTGAGTTATCTTCTGTACTGTAGGTGTCAGTATCACCCTGCCAATCAAAGTCTCTAACCTTAAACGATATAGATGATACAGATATGGTAGAGCCATTGTATGACACAACAATAGTATTGATACCAGCTGATGAAACTACAAGGTTACCATTGATACTAGCAAACTGACAGTTAGAGTTGTTAGCTCCTGTTGAACCTGAGAACTCATATGATGACAGATTAACAGTACCTGCCTGTATCTGTGCTGAGTAGGGTAGTTCAGCCTTATTATAAAAATATAAAGTGTTGCCTTTTTGCACCACTAAGAACTCAAGGGATGCATTACCACCAACGTTAACCCAGTTACCAGTGTTAACTCTATCTGAGTCACTGATAGTAAAGGATGACAAAACATTGTTACTCTCTAAAGCTACACCTTGTCGTCTACGTCGAGAGCCATCCCTACGAAGGTCACAGTTTAACTCATTAACTGAAGCACCTTCAGGAAACGTTAACTCAGCAGCCTCAGTAATAAGACCCTTGACAAAGTTGTTAACTGTCTTTTGTGTTAAGCTTTGGGCCATTCTCTACCGCCTTGCGTTGTTGTCTCTCTTTGCTGAAGTTCTCTCTACGAACTGCCTGAGTTTCTCTTTTGTTATTGAGATACTTCGTGACAGCTTTCTTAGCTTCAGCTATGGATGAGTACCTACCGTTTAACTGATTAGGTACTGTGCCTACTTCTACTTTGACAATGAAGAATATAAATCCACCTAGCTCTTTTTCGATAATCAGGTTGGTTGCCATCTTATCTGACTTACAGACACACCTTTGGTTAGCTGTGTCCTCTATGAACTCTAACATCAAGTTCTCCCGTAAACTGGTCTTTTGTTTGCCTTCTTAGTGTTGTGCATGTCATTCTGCACATAGGCTTTTAAACGTCTAGCTGACTGTTCAACCTTGGGGTCTGAACCACTCTTAAACAAAGAGAAACAGGTAGACTTAGCCTCAGCTAAAAGGTAAGGTAACATATTGTCATCTAGGTCAGGCTCAAAAGAATCTGTTATGGAGAACGTAGGGTAAACAGAACCATATGCTCTTGTCTTATCAGCTGCTAGTGTTGAGTCAACCGTACTATCATACGAATTCATTACGATGTGTTCATCATCAAAGGACGTGTAGTATGTTGGTTGTGAGTCGTTAAGAACGAACAGATCTGTGTTACCCTGTTTGTCAGCAACCTTAAGTGAGTTAGGTGAGTGTTCATCCATCTTAAGAATAAAGTCTAAAGGTTCTACATAGTAGATTGCCTTGTAGCTAGAACCTGAAGCTGCTGTATTGTAGTGTATACTTTCGATCTGCTTAACGTTATCTGGGTATTTAAAATGGGTGGGACGTGTACTGTCTGACAAAGAGGTAAGCTTTAGGAGCTGCCTATGCTCAGGTATGTCACGAGCTGACACAATGTTGTAGTATGCATCCTCAATGACAGAGGCTACCTGTTGAGCTTCAATTGTATCACTTATTGTATTAACATCCTCTGAGTCCATATCACTCAGAATACTTTGAACCATCTCAAGGAGTGTACGTTTCATTATGACCTATCCAATACAATTGTAAATCTTAGTTTAGCTTGTGTGGTTGATGCCCCATTACTGCTTATTGTCATGAAGCTGTCAGCTGTCACTGTGTTGTTAGATGTTGGTGATAGTGTGTCAACGTCACCAGCTGCTGATCCTGTGTGTGATATTGTAAGTGTACCCATAGATGCTGCTGCTGCATTCTTAACTGTTACTGTAGCATCTGCTGAACCTATAGCTCCTTCAAGAACTGTAACAACTTTACTTATACTTCCAGCAAAGGGTATTGGTATGTGAACTGTTTCAACAGCTGACACGTCCTCTATGTATCCTGTGAGAGTCTCACCTACTAATGTTTCTTTAGCTGTCCAAGTTCCTGAACCTGACCCGTTAGCTACATAAACCCTACCTGCAGCTGCTGATGCTGCGCCTTTAGGTTCGTGGATGTAGGGATCTGTAAGTGAACTGTGGTTTACGTTAGCCATTGTTATCTCTCCGTAGTGGGGTATATACTACTGGCCCTGCCAAGGTAAATATATTATACCGTAGTTTAAATCTTCTGTCAATAGAAAAGTGAGGTAGGGCTAAATAAAGCCCCACCCCTAATGTTTTAATTATACAGCTGGGTTAGTTACGACTGTAACGATACCTTCTGGACGGTACTTCTTAACACCGTAACGAGCTGTTGTAACATACTCGTGGCGTTGGAAGTCTTTGTTGTACTCATAGTCAACTTCTGGCATTTGTCTCCAAGCACCCACGAATGGGTTAGATGAAGGATCTGCTGAGAAGAATAAGTTAGCAACACCATTGTTAGATGAGAAGTCATTAGCTGTTGAGCCATCTTTCTCTACCAATGCTGCGTCAGCTACTGTTGACTTCAAGTAGTTAGATGTGTATACATCAAAACCGTAGACGTTAGCTACGAAACGCATACCTGTTGCAACACCTGAACTTACGATACCTTCAAACTTAGGGTTGTTTGATACGTTAGTAACGTTAGTTAATGTGTTTAACATGTATTCAGCTGATGGATCAACAATAGCAACCATACCACGATCTGCAACGTTTGACTTTTTCAAGGCATAACGAGCAAATGCGAAGTCAGCTAATTCTAAACGTCCAGCATTACCACCTGAGATACGGTGAGCAACACCATCAAGAGTTTCTGCTGAGTTAGCTGTAACACCCACTTCAGGTGCTGAGAAAGTTGTTGATTCGAAGTGTTCCATGATCGCACGTTCTTGCTCAGGAACAAATCTAGCTTCCAATTGTGCACTATAGAATGAATCTTGTGCAGCTTTCTTTGTCAAGTATGACGCAGACTGTAGGTATTGGTCTACAGTGAAAGCAAATTCAGCTGTGTCCATCGGTGTATATGCAACTTGTGTATCTTCTGTGTAGTTAGCAGTTACAGTTTTACCGATTGTTGGGATTGTAAATGAATCACCATCTGGGAATCCATCTAGCATACGCACGTATTTTTGTGCTTGCATTTCATCCCGAAGGATGTCTTTTAGTTCAGAGGAGTAAACCTCTGCCCTGATTAAACGCTGTGTATCAGCATTTGAGGAAATCATACCAGCCATTGTGCTAGTCCTTTCTTAGATTTAGTTACCGAAATTATCCCCTAAACGCATTCTATCTTGTAATAGTTGTTGTTGCATTTTAGGTTCATAGTACTGGTTAGGGTTCTCTCGACGTAGCTTCTGGTAGTATTGCCAATTTCTATCCGTCGAGACTTGCATATTGACACCCTCAGTTCGTACTGAGCCATTAACCATAGGGTTAAATGTTGGCTTAGGTTCACCGATCAGAGTGAAGAAGGCATTAGGAGATTCAGAAGCAATTTCACTTAAACGATCCATTGACATTCCTAGCTCTTCAGCTTTCTTCTTAACAACCTCTTCAGCATTAGTGCCAAAGGTTTTGTCAAGTTCCTCATCAACACGTTGTAGATTTGTCTTAGTGACAGCATCTGCTTCACGTTGATTAAGTGTCTGTTCAACAAGGCTCTTCAGGTCTTCCTCACTGAGATTACGAGTGGTGTTCTCTCCTTCAGTGTTACTGTTGTTATTGTTGGGCACTCCATTATTCACTGCAGTAGATTCAGTGGCCTTTTTCTGGAGTTGTTCAAGAACTTCGTCCTGATACTCTTTCTTCTTCAAGTCTTCACGCATTTGTGTCAACTGACCTTCTAGAGTTTGGATGTAGCCATCAGCTTCAATTTTACCTTTAGCTAGAACCTCAGGGTCTTTCCAGTTCTCTCCCTTTGCCTCTACGAGCTTTGACAAAAAAGATCCCTGTGGTGAGGTTTCTTCTTGTGTTTGCTCTGGCTGAGTGGTCTGTGCGGTTTCAGTTCCCTCAGTAAATACCATAATATTATTCCTTGTTTAAGTTGATAAGATCAAGCACCGTGGTTAGTGCTCGGTTGTAACCTATCCTGTCAGCTTGCTTATAAGCCCACGAGGGGCTGTCATAGTCAGCTGTAGGTAGGGTATCCTTTCGCATAGGCTCAAGAATCTCTTGTAGGCGTTCTAGGCTCTCACGGTTAGACATGAGGCTCTGACGAACTGCCAATTTCTCTTCTTTAGTTTTACATTTGTTAAACCAAGCTGACTTCATTTATAAGCCCTTCTCGATTGCAATCTCTTGTTCTTCTTCGTACTGAACCTGAGCTTCTGTAGCAATCTTCTGTGTTTCCATCTGTTCAATGACAGTTATATTCTCAGAGAACAATGCTGGTTCACCTAACTCATCAGCTAAGATACGAGCAAACTCTTTGCCTGACATATGTGCAGCTATAGTTGGGTCTTGTAGTTTAAGTTGGTACAGCTGTGTGATTGACTGTACACGTTGAGCACGTTCAGCAAAGTGACGAGCACCCATAGGAATGATCTTGCCGTTAGCTGCTATGTCATCCTTTGTGATTTGCTCAAAGAAGAATATGCCAGTGTCCTCATTAAGTATTCTGATTGTGTCAGCATAATCCATGTTACGTCTTGCAGCTTCTAACATTGTGTTTAAGATTGGTTCTAAGAACACACGTTCAAAGTGAGCTGTCTTGTGCTGGAAGATACGACCTGCAGCTGTCATTAAGGATTGTACTTCGAAGGCTGTCTTCTCACCTGCACTACGGATACCCATAGCTTCACGAGGTGCACCAGCTAACATCTCCATCTTGTTCTCTAAGCCTTGGATCTGGAAGTCAGCATTAAGTGCTGTTGAGTCAGGCACTAAGTAGCCTACGTCACCCTCATCACCTAGGTAGATACGAGCTGCTGGTTCGAAGTCGAAGTCCTCAACATCACCTCTAATCTTTAAGATTGGGTATGCGATCTGATCGAACACATCAGCTTTAAGGTTCTCTAAATGGTCAATACGGTATTGCATACCAACCAAATTATCTAATGGTCCCATAGCATATAGGTTGTCAGGACGTTCTCTCCAACCAGCATGGAACACAGGTGACTTACCTAACCAACTAGGGTTCTGTTCATTGGTGAGTATGTACGCACGGTCAACAACTGTAATGACACGGTTCTTATGGAATGTGCCAGTGTCTTGATCGTAGATGTCACCATAGAATGTTAAGACCTCTACGTACTCAGACTCATAGTATTCCTGTAGGGATGAGAACCCATCAGCTATGAATGCCTGTGACTTAGCTACATCAATGTCATTACCACTCGCAGCTGAACGGTTAACTAACATCCTATCGAAGATCTCTTCCATGTACTTGTTGTCAACTGACTCAGCAATCTTACGTTTGATCTCACCCGTTGTCATAATAGATCTGACAATCTTAGGAGAGCTATCGAAGTCAGGTGCTAATGGATTAAAACAAATATCGAAAGGTGATATACGTACTAGCTTAGGACCTATGTAGTTGACAACTCGTTCACCATCCTCGTAGGTGGTATAGTCTTTGACAAAATCAATAGTTGCAAAACAGTTACCGTACTGGATGTAGTCGTTAAGTATCTTGCTTGTTGTATTCTCGAAGTTAGACTGACGAACCTTGTTGTCCATGTAAGCCTGAATAACATCTCGTTTAGCTTTTGTGTCAGACTCTTGGTCTTCAGCTTCGAATCTGAACCAACGTTTCTGTGGGAACAAAGCTGAGAAGTAGTTAGCATGTAAGTTGTCAGCTATCTGTGTTAGTTTGGGTGTTGTTGTACTGTTAGTCCAAGGTAACTTAGAGTTAGATGTGGTACGAGTATCTGTAGCATAAATGTAGTTACGTAACTCTTTCCACTCCTCTAGCTTAGGTTTACGAGAATTATTCCATGATGTCCAACGGTCAGCTATATCAACTGCTACACTATGAGGATTAATAATATTTTCGATGTCAACTGTTGTGCCAGCCATTAGAAAGAAACTCCACCAAATCTTGAATTAAATTGTACTACGTTATCCCTTACACGTCTTACACTACGTGAGGGCTTGATAGCCATGTCTACCACAGAGGCCAATGCGTCAATAACGTCATCGTGTGGTGGGTTGCGAGAGGATAACTCTTCCTCTAGTATTTGAGTATTACCACCCCTATAGTGCCACATACTAAGGTTGTCGTACCTAGGTTCTAAAGCTGAAGCTATACGTTCTTGCTTATTACCTTGGCTCTTGTTAGGTCTGTACTCTTCTATGCTTATAGACAGACCGTGTTGTTTAACT